TCTTATTGTTGCCACCATTGGAACAGCTACTTTAGCCCCCGCTCTAGCATCATATACTCTCGCAGGCGGATTAAACGGCGGCGTTGTTACCACGTCAAATATGATCGGCACAGATGTTTCCCCACGCTCAGGAATGTATGCCCTTCGAGGAACTCAAGCAAGTTTAGGAATGCTTACCGATCTTTCTGATTCCACATCTTATACTGATCAAGTCTCATTTGCTATATCAGAAGGTATTTTTATGCACTTAGTTGGTCCTGCTGGACAAACTATTTCTCAGGCGAAAACAGCAAAAGATACAGCTGGCATAGATAATTATGATGTGAAATTCTTGGTTGGTGACTGGTGTTACATTCTTGACACATTCAATGGAGGAATAACGAGACTTATTTCTCCTCAAGGGTTTGCGTGCGGAAGAAAATCTAATCTTGCAGCAAATCAATCTGCTTTGAATGCTCCTATATTAGGAGTAGTTGGAACTCAAACAACTGTTAATGGTGGATCATATTCAAACCCTGATATAGTATTTTTATGCGATAACGGTATGGATGTCATATATAACCCATCACCTGGCGGTAAATATTTCGCTCTTCAGACAGGACAAAACACATCAAGTGATGCTCTTACAAGAATGGACGCTTACACTACTTTAACAAATTATCTTGCATATAGTATTGCTGGCGCTTTGGGTGGTTTCATAGGTCAATTACAATCTCCTACTGTTAGAAATAATGCAAAATCTACTCTTTACGACTTTTTCTCAGGATTGTTCACTGCTGGATTTATTGGAGATGTTAATTTCCCAAATGATTTCAGCAAAGCAGTTTCTATAAAACTTGATGCAACAAACAACCCTCCCGTTTCAGTTGCTTTGGGGTATATGCAGGCAGACATCCAAGTTGTTGATTACGCAGTAATAAGAAACTTTATTGTTAATTTGCAAAATGGTCAGCCTTCTCTGCAATCGACATCTCCGTCAAATCCTTAACCTTTAAATCAAGTTCATTAATTTAATTCTTCATCTAGGAGAGTAAAAATGCCTATTAGCGGCCAAACAGTCGGTAGAGACGTATCGTGGGTTATAAATACTGCAGAAGGTCAGTTAAAGTTGTCACAAAACTTTATTATAGACTTCGAAGCAATGCCAGAAGCAAAGCTTGACAAATTTCTTCCAGTAAGCGGGATTATTAATCCTCTTGTTTACCATGAGGGTTATAGCGTAAAGATGTCTGTTGCAAGAACAGATAATACATTAGATAACTTTTGGGCTGCATTAGAAGCCGCTTATTTTGCCGGCGTCGATGTCCCAGCTGGAACAATTTATGAAACCATAGTAGAGAACAATGGTTCTGTTTCTCAATATGCTTATCTTAATGTTCAATTAAAAATTGATACATTTGGTGAGAGAAAAGGAAATGATTACATAACTGTAAAATTCTCAGGTTTTGCTGCTAGACGAGAAATTTTAACTTAAGAGAGATAGCTATGACTGAAAAAAAACCAACCGTAAGACTAGTCGAAACCCCATCTCAAAAGATAATAAACAGAGAAAGTGAATCGATAGAAATAACAGACTCCTTCGGAAGAAAAATTGTTTTAAGTGAACCAGACACTAATGATTACTTAGATTTTGATGTCGCCGTAGGTAAATATGCCGATGGAAGAAATTCTTCTATTATGACGGCTTGCATCATTTATATAAAAAGTATTGATAATGAGACATTTTTATGTCCTACGACTCATGGTGAATTAAAGGCCGCTGTTCAAAGAATTGGTAAGAAAAATAAAGATTTCATACTTGTTATGACCGAGATAATAACCGCTCTATCTAATGCGGACATGCTCCCCAGCCAAACTAATCAAGAGGCAGAAAAAGTAGAATTAAAAAAATAGTTAGGAACAATTTGCTACGCTCCGCTTTGTTCTTAGTTAGCAAAGGTGTTCCTTATGATGTTGCTTTTAGTTTAAAAAAAACAGAATTACAAGCATATTGCATCATTATGTCTGAGATTGATCTTCCAGAAGAGCAACATTTTGATTTCGATAGAATGTGTTTCAAGGAGCCTAAAAAATGAAAGATGTATTTACTGCTCTTGAAATGTCTGAGAAGTTATTGAAAATCGCATTTGAAGAAGAGTTTGCTCTTCATGAAGGATTAAAGGTTGTTTCAAAAATAATAGAAAAGAAAGCAAAAAATATTATTGGTGAATATAGCAAAGGTGCAGGACCATTCCCAGAATGGGCCCCTCTTGCAGAAAGCACATTAATGGATAAAGAAAGAAAAGGATATTCACCGCCAGATAATCCTCTTTTAAGAACTGGTGATCTAAGGAATTCAATAAGCAGTAAAGTCGATGGTCTTGAGGCTGTTGTTGGCTCAACTTCTGAAATTGCCCCATATCATGAATTTGGAACTTCAAAAATGCCAATGAGGCCATTTATTGGTACAGCCGCATTCAGAAGCAAAAAGAAAATAAGAGAAATATTAGGGGCTACTGCTATATCAGGATTTTACGGTAAAGGTCAAAAAATACATGAATCTTTAGGATATGACTTCACAACTGAAAACGAGTAAAAATCATGTTTGAAGATTATAAAGTTGCCGTTAAATTAACATTAATAAACGACTTAAGCAAGGGATTGCTATTGGCATCATCTCAATTTAAAGAATTGAGTGCTCAAGCCGATCTTTTTAATGCAAAAGTAAATAGAATAAAAGAGTTATCTTTTGTTGGTGGAGGGATAATTGGAGGCGCTTTTGCTATTGCTGCACCTTTTGTTTATGCAATAAGCAAAGCTGCTGAATTACAAAAACAAATGATTTCCATACAGATTGCAACTGCCGGCACGGCAGATGAAATGGATAAAATGAGGATTGCTATTGAAAAAGCATCTTCTACTACAATGTTCAGCGCATATGAAGTTGCTGGAATGGGTAAAATTATTGCAACTTCAAACTCTTTCAATGCAAAACAGGTTACAAGTTTGTTGCCTGAATATGCAAAGTTCGCAGACGTCCAGCTTTTATTAAAAGGGACGTCCTATCAAGAAAGCGTACTTGAAGCAGTAAGATTGGCTCATACAGCAAATATATATGATCCTTCAAAATTAGCTTCTTATCTTGATACGCTTACAAAGGCATCTCTACTATCAGGCGGGAACCTTACAGAATTAGGAACGGCCTTAAAATATTCTCAAGGAACTGCACAGCAGGCTCTTGGTGTAAGCCCTAAACAAATGATTCTTGTAACAGCTTTAGCGAATAGACTTGGATTTGCCGGAAGTAGGGGTGGGACTAATGTTATAGACGCAATGATAAGAACAATGCCTGGCGTATTTGGGTCAGGTCTTTTGAAAGGTAAAAGTCACGAAGCTTTACACGCTATGGGGTTAACAGATTCTCATGGTAGGTCTCTTCTTTTTACTAACGGAAAATTTGACATAATGAAATGGATTGAAGGATTGTCAAGCTATGTTTCAAAAGAAATGAGAACACATCCAGAAGCTATCGCAAGGCAAGATATTTTAACGAATTTTCAACATGCTTTTGGTTCTATCGGGAGAAGATTTGCAACACTTTTGGGGCCTATAGCTTTGCAGCAACTAGTAATAATGGAAAAACAATTTGAAAAATTGGCATCAAATGCACAGATTCAGGACATTTTTGTTAAAAAATCAGTTTCCCAGCAATTCAGAACAGCAGTCACTAATTTCCAAAATGTGATGATTGATTTGGGAACAAATCTTTTACCATTAGCAACGGATGTACTAAATAGATTCAATCATGAACTTAATATATTTATCCCATGGATGAGAGAAAATAAAGAGTTAATAAAGCATCTATCTGAAGGATTTTTAGCGTTAGCAGCTTCAATGGCAATAGGCGGAACTCTTGCTATTTTAACGTCTGGTTTCGTAGCTTTAACGTCTACTCTTGGTTTAGTTGTCTCTTCTTTAGCAGCAATAACGTTTGGTTTCCATGAGTTACTCAAAGCATTAAACGCAATTAAGTTTTTAACTAGCGGTAAAGCAGACTTTAAATCTAGTGACTGGTCAGCCGTTGCTAAAGAATATTATAGTAATCCAAAAAATCAATCATTTTTTGTAAAGCATTTTGGATATTCTCCTACAAAGCAAGAAAACGATACTCATTTCCATTTGTTCCTTGACTCAAAAGAAATTGCTCATTCGGTTTCAAAAGTTCAGGCTAAAGAAGCTGCAAAACAACCTGCGCACGGCTCTTTGTTTAATTCAAATATTTCTTTGCAGCCAAATATGCTTAATCAAGGCGGTTCATTGTGATTTTTGTAACGCTTGGGACAATACTATTTAATGGCGCAGAAGTCCCTGAAGTTATAAACGGCGGTGGTTCACAAATGGAAGCCGTTCATCAATTAATCGGTGGCGTTAGGGTTGTTGATACACTTGGAAGAAATGATGTAGACATTTCACTTAAAGGATTATTTAGAGGAATTCTTTCTCTTGAACGAGTGAGATATCTTGATTATTTAAGAACAAGCGGTAATCAGGTTAATTTTAACTATTCTCAATTTTCATATCTTGTTGTTGTTAAAGATTTTAAATGGAACATGAGGATGGCATACCAAGTAGAATATGAATTAACGCTTACTGTAGTTAAAGATTTAAATTCACCCGTAACAATAGCAATTCCTACATCTTTTTCAGATGAAATATTGGGCGCATATATCACTGCTCTTGACTTAGCTACCCTTATCAATGCTGGTGGGATATTGGGGGCGATGGGTCAATTAGGTTTGGCTCTTGAAGCTGCTGAAGCTGCCGGAGGACTTAATAATGCAACAACAGAAGAAATAGCAGCTATTAGCAATGCAATTGCAAATGCCTCAAATGAAGTTAATAACGTTATAGGCGGATTATGATAGAAAATACTTTAAATCAACAATCTCAAAATGAATTAGAACTATATAATCTATACCAGCTTAATGATTTATTGGCTTTAATGCAGAGAAACCTTAATTTGCTTCAACAAAATAATCAAGGGAACCAAATTGTTGTTTCTTTTGGAAATTTGTTCGAATTTGCAGCATCAGCATATGGTGATGCAACGTTATGGACAGCTATCGCGAATGCTAACTATTCAATTCAAAAAGATTCAAATGGATTTATTACTCCAAATATTAATGGGATAACCTCATTAATAATCCCGCCACAACCGTCAACGCCAAGCGGTGGGATATTGAATGTTTGAGAACAAAATACCAACGCAATCAATAGTCAGGCAGCCTAGAGGAATTGTTAAGATTAATGGAATTAATGCTAATTTTATAAAGGCAGAAGTTAATAGCACAACATATTTTTTGGCTGATACTTTTAGCATTGAATTACCTATTGATCGACAAAACGCTCAATTAACCACTCAATATTTCTCGACAGAGAAAGCTATTATGGTTGAGATTTTTGCAGGATTTCCTGCAAATCCTAACAATTATAATTCTACTGATCTCGATAGAATCATCATGGGACAAGTCGATGAAAATGAAATAGATTGGTCAAGAAGAAAATATATATTGACCGGAAGAGATTTGACGGCAAAATTTATTGATAACAAAACAACTCAAAAATATCCTAACTTAACATCTTCAGAAATAATTCAGCAGTTAGCTAAAAAAGAAGGATTAACTTCGAATGTTGTTCCAACAACAACGCCTGCTGGGATATTTTATTCTGGTGATAGATCAGCATTAACTTCTGAACTTCCTGAATGGGACTTAATTACTTATCTTTCTCAGCAAGAAGGTTATATCGCTTATGTTGATGGGACAACTGTTTATTTTCATCCTCTTCCAAAAGTAACAGATACACCATATTTAATACAATACAATACAAATACAGGGAACCCAACAATTGGGTATACATCTGCTAGCGTTAAAAGTTTAAACACAACAAGAAGCTTAACGGTAGCTAGAGATATTATTGTTATAGTTAGATCATGGAACAGTAAATCTAAAAAAGCATTTAACGTAAGAGTAAGGGCTACTTTAAATAAAAAAACAGCTCTTGCTTCACAAGCTCAGCCTATAGGAGATGCTCAAACATATACATTTGTTAAACCGGGATTAACAAGGGAGCAAGCACTTCAGCTTGCTCAAACATATATTTCTCAGTTAAGTCAACATGAAAGAACGATAGAGGCTACATTACCAGGCGATAATATTTTGAAAAAAGTTGGAGTCATTAAACTTTCTGGAACAAACACAGATTACGACCAGGTTTATTTTACATCAAGCGTTAACAGAGAA